TCACCGTTCCACAGGGCGACGAGGTAGGCGATCTTGTTCTCGATGGCTTCCAGGCTATCCGCTTTCGCGGCCAACAGAGCATTCACTCGCTCGAAGTCGTAAGCCTTGGCAACCCCCGAAGAGTTGTCGATGCCGACAGCGTTGTCCGACTTGGTGCGCTCTCCAGCCAGACCAACCGTGTGGTAAATCTCGCCGATGATCTTGTTGATTACGGCAAGAATGAGTTCTGCCTGTTTCGGATCAGGAGACAGGTAGAACGGGGCTGCACCGCCTTCACCGTCGTAAAGGAAGATGCGCTTGGTTCCCATTTCCAGCAACTTCGTGTAGTTGTCCTCGCCAGGGAGGACGTTCTGCGCCGGCATTGCCAGTTGGGAGAAGGTTTGATCCTGGATGATGGCATCCAAGTTCGACAGGTAGTTCGCAACAGCGCGGTCGAGATAGGCAATATCGTCGATCATCGCCGGTGCTTCGTATTCTTCGTCGCTGATGATGTGGTCAGCCAGGATCACCGGCACGACGCCGATGCTGTATTCGCCCTGATCGACCTGCACGACAACCTTGCGGCGGCCTTGGGTTTTCTCTTCGTAGAGCTTCCAGCCGTCTTTCGTCCAGAGCCGGAAGCGATCAACTTCTTCGCCAGAGGACTCGAACGGGTCAGAGTCGTCACGGGCGCATTCGCGGATCAAGGCCCAGTTCAGTTGGCCGTCCTGGTCGAACGAGTAGTCGAGCAGTTGCTCCGGGCCAACAGCGTAGGCGTAGGTGCGAACACCGGCTGCCTTCTCGTCTGCCTTGGAGAGAACCTTGCCCTTCGGCGCGGTGTTATCGACGACGATGCCGATACGACCTTGCATCGACGTGCGCTTGCTCGCCTGCTTGATGAACTCGGTGATGCTCAGACCAGACTTGGTGGCCTTCTTCCAGAACGCTTTGACGCTCTCAGGGGCATCTTCCGAGCGGGTGACATTCTGCTTGAAAAGATACTTGTTGATGAGATCGACGATTTCGCGGCTATGGTTGAACCGATAGCAGCGATTCACGCGGTCGCCGTATTCCTGATCGCCTTCCTTGATGTAGCGGAAGATGTTGTCCTCGAACCAACCGCGACCACCTTCATAGGTATCTTCGAGGAACTTCCAGTGATGGATCTTTTCCTCGTATTCAGGATGACGCCGGGCAATCAGCGCCTTGAGCTTTTTCTGCTCGTCACCGACCGGCGCAACCGATTGTGCGGCTGCGTCTTTCGGGTCAATGACGGAGGTTTGGCCAGGTTTGAGTTTCATGATTCTTCCTAATATAAGTCATTCGTGACTGATTGGCAAGTGTCATCGAGACATGCCGCCGATTTCCACCTTGCGCACCGGATACTCAAGCTCGATGCAGTAGCCCGCCGCGTCAGCAGCGTGTTCAACACCCGCGTCCTTATCCACGTCACGACTGCCAGGCTTGTAGATGGTCTGCTCGAAAGCGTTGATGAGGTGCTTGCAGGTATGGTTGATGCGCAGCCTGATGGTGCCGTCTGCGCTCCGCAGCATTCGATTGACCGCATTCACACGGTCGGCAACGAACGGGTGCTTGCGGCGATACTTGATGCGACGGAATCCCTTCTCGCGAAGGATGTCCAGGTCGGTCTCGCCCCGAGCATGCTGGCGTTGGCCGCCGGCAGGGTCAGGGTAGATCGTGGTTTGTTTCTGATAGCGCCAGAGCTTCTTGTCGATGGCTTCGCAGGTCTCTTCCGTGTTCGAGCCAAACTGGACGATCTCATCGACAGCCCACAGTTCGCCAGAAGGCTGCGGCTGGAAGATCACAGCACTCATGGGGTCGATGTTGAAGTCCATGCCGATCCAGACCGGCAGGTTCGGGTTGAAGGCATAGTTGCCGACATGCTCGTTACGGTCGAACGGGTAATAGACGCGGCCACTCATGGTCTCGAAGGAAGCCTCGAATTCTTGCTTGAAGCTCTTCTCGTCCATATCAGCGCGGGCAGCGGCGATTTCAGACAGCGGGATGAATGGCGACGTGATGGTCGGGAACTGCCAGGACATCCACTGATCCGCCTTCACCTTGCGCGGGTCTTGGCCATGCTTGTAGAGGGCGTAGAGTTGGTTGTATGCCTTGGGCGTGCCGATGAAGATGGCGTGACCGCCGGTGTCGGCGAGCGTCGGGCGCAGAACTTGAGTCCAGGTCTCTTCGCTCATGTCCTGGAACTCGTCCAGCACCAGGAAGTGAATACCGACGCCTCGAAGCGAATCCGCCTTGTCAGCGCCCTTCAGTTCGATGCGGCTGCCATTGACGAACAGGATGGACAGCGTGGTCTCGTTGATCTTCTTGATCCACTTCTTCGGGATGGCATCCAGGAGATCAGTCCAGAGAATCTGCTTGGCCATGCGATACGTCGGGGCCACATACCAAATCTTCTGCTTGGGCTTGTTGGCGGCCTTGGTAATCATCAGCACCTTGGAAAGCTGCGACTTACCCCACCGGCGTCCAGCGACCACGACCCGAAAACGGGCCTTGGACTTATAGACTTCCATCTGCTTCGGATGGAGGGAGAGTTTCGCTTTCTCAGCCACGATCACTCTTCCTCGACCACACCGTCGTCGGCATCATCTTGGATGCCGTCAGCGTCGATCTGCACCGCGTCAGTGGGCAGTTCCTCGAACTCATTGAAGTCGCGCTCGCGAAGTTCCTGAATCTGATCCGCCGTCAGTTCGGAGATCAACAGTTCAGGCAGACCATCTTCATCAACGTAGTCGGCGCGATCCAGGCCGAGAACAGCCCAACGCTCCATCCGGGCCTTGGTCATGACGTTCATGGCGTTGTCGAGCGCCTTGAGGTTGTTCATGGCCACAGAGACCGGCGAACCGTTCTGCTTTGCGGTGAGAATCTCCTGCCAGGCGAGCTTCGCGATGGCAGAGGACATCTTGTAGTGTTCTTCTTTGGTCTCGCGAATCCGGGCAGCAGTGATGGTCGCATCATCGACAGCGGCAGCAGCCACGGCCTCGGCGACCTTCTTCTTGTGCTTTTCTGCGTTGGCGCCTTTTTCGATGCCTTTCGCTTTCATGTGTCGATGAATCGACTGTCCGGCAATGCCAAACTTCTTCGCGAGGTTATCGAGCGTTACGTCGCCGGTCGCCCACAGTGCTTCCGCCTCGGCCCATTGCTTTGGGGTGAGGCGAATGCCCTTCTTGCCTTCTTCGGTGGCCGGAGCCAGTGCTTTCTTTGTCATCGTTCATCCTTTCCCCAAGCGGTCTCTCGCTAGGCGAAAAAAAAGGGCGCGGGAGGTGTGCGCCCATTCAGGAGGAGAAAGACCGAAAGGAGATTTAGAGCGCGGAGCATAGCCGATCTTGTCCTGAATGTCAAGTCAGTTGTGACTTATTTGTCAGAACAGACCAGAGAGCCGCAGCGCAGGCATCATCTTCGGTCGGTTGCGTTGTGGTGGCGTAGAGAACATTGTCGATCTCATAGAACGCCGAGAATCCAGGTTGGAACTTGCGCGAGCGTGCCGGCTTCTCGACCGGAAACACCATCAGCGAAACGCCGAGTATCTCCAGAAGCTCGCAGGTCATCGCGGAGTCGCCACAGTAGTTGGGAACGAACTCCATCAGGTAGTCGTCGTGGGTGTGGTAGAGCTCGGAGCCGATGCGCATCACATGGTAGCCGCGAGCTTGGGAGATCATCGCGTTACCTTCGGGGCCGGGAATGAATTCGGAACCGACGAGCGTTACCTTGGGATCGTCTTGGGTTCCCAAGTCGTTGTCGATAATATTTATAGTATTCATTACTGACTTATCTTATATATTAAATATAGCGATGAAGCATGGCGGCCCCAAGTCATCCCAAGTCAAGTTCAACGGGTTCGATGATAGCTGCGGCTACCGAAAGAACGCCGGCGTTGGCATGGTGCTGACCCAAGACGGTGGCCCCAATCAGAACGCGCAACCGGCCACGGCGCTTCTCCGAACCCAACTTCTCGATGAGTTCGTGCTTCACCAAGGCGCGGATCGTGAATTGGATCGCCTGCTTGGTCGGTTTGTAATCGCAACGCTCGATGATCTCGTCCAGGTCGGCAGGAGACCCATCGGGGTTGCCCTTCGCAATGATCCGAAGGACTTCGATCTGTTTCGGTGTCAGGTGCATGGTGTTAGTGCAGCAAATTGAGGTTCAAGGGGACATCTACGGGCTGATTGTCGAAAGCCAGAATGGGCAGTCGGTCAGGGAGTTCAATCGCTCTGTCGGCAGCGTCGTCGTAGTCGGGATTCACATAGACGCCATACAGCGGGCTGGCGAACACCAACTGCTGAAGGTTCTTCAGGAGCTTATCGACCGGCAGCGCATCCACTCGGCGAGTGCCATTCATCCGGTTGTCACCGGACTTCTCCATCGAGCTGAAGTCGTAGTAGAACTTCCGCATTTCCGCGATGCACTTCTCGCGGGCTACCGTGGCCATGTTATCTAACTCGGCCATGATACCCACGAAGTCAGTAGGGATACTCTCGAACCAACGACGGAACCACGCCAGACCGCGCTCGTAGTTGCCAGAGCGTTTCGGCTTGGTGAAGCGAATGCCGGCCTTCGCCGCGAACGGGTTGAACTTCGACATCGAGGACTGGAACTCCACCAGCTTGCAGCCCGTCATGCGCATCATGAGGTTCTGCATCCGGTAGGCGATACCAGCTCCGCGATACATCGTGTCCAGCACCAGGCGGGAATTCGTGCATGCGTGAGCGTTGATCCACTCGGCTCGATATTTGTTGATGATCTTGGTGTCGCGGCCACCGACGTTCGGACGCAGGTGCGTGAAGAGTTCGTTGCGGCCCGAGAGCAGCATCTTCGGCACAGTCATGACGCCAACGCCAATGGTTTGCCCGCGCAGCACGCAGCGGAAAATCCGAGGCCCGATGCCCAGGTTCTCCGCCTTGTAATGCAGTTCGTGGAGCAAGTCCCAATCTTCCTTGGTGCCGCGCTCGACGTAGATTTCAGGCAGCAGCGACAACGAATGTCGTGCCGGCAGCTCGCGGCGCTCCACCAGGAGGTCTTGGTTGTCCAGGAGAATCATGCGACCTCGCGCTCGATCTTGATGATGCCGTGCGACGGCACACCCAAGCTCATTGCTTGAGTGACGACGATGCAGGCATCACACGGGGAGACATACGTCCGGCGCAACGTGTATCCGTCGAACCAGATCACATTCCAGCCATTCATTTCTTGCCCTTTCGGACAGAGCCTTCCAAGGGCGATTTGGTCTTAGAAATGTCCAGGGGCTTGCCCTGCCCTTCGTTGAGCTTTCTGGCTACGTCTGCGACGGTTTGCGACCCGCTCACGTTCTTGTCGTTGCTCAGTTGTCGTGCGATGTCGATGGGGTTCTTAGCCATGACGCTTCCTTTCAATGATGTGTTTGTAGAAAAAGATGGAACCGGCGATGCCCAAGCAGCCGCCGGCGGCATTTACGAAGAACACGTCAAGCGATCCGGTGGCCGCATACTTCACGAAAATGAAGTTGCTCACGGAAATGCCGAACGACGTGGCCACAGCCGCCAGGTAGCGACCAGCAACCACGTTTCGCGACTGGATGCCCAAGAGGAACACCAGCACGAAGCTGCCGATGAACATCACGGCATAGTCGGCGAACGCGAGCGTCATGCGGCAGCTCCGTCGTCCGGGAAGTTGTCGTCAGGCCAGTGAAGAGCCAGCCAGATGACAAGCGCCACGATCAGCATCGCCTTGACGTGTGCAGGCATTACAGACCCCACTCCGCGAGCTTGCCTTCGATGGCGGTCGTGGTCATGCCACCGATGA